CATTGGGGTTGGAGGTTCACATAGGTAAGAAGTTGAGTTAAGAGTCCATGATGGATATGGCTGTGGAGCTGCAAAACCTGTGCCATCCCATGTGTATCCAATACCTGCATAGTTCTTATTCAATGGGGTTCCACCTAAAGAGTGAACTCCACCATGTGTGTTGTATGAAGTCTTGATCCAAGTGCCTGTATAGCGATCAGGGTTTGCTTGTAAGAAAGCATCTTCAACTACATTAACCTGAGTGACTACGCCATCTTCTACTTTAGCCCAATGTGCCATTATTTTTTATCCTTATCTTCGCCGTAAAGCGTTACTGTGTTTACTAACTTGACATCACGCTTGGTGACAATGCCACCTTTTTCATCTAATTGATTCTTAGCGGTTGTCTCATCATCAGCAATGATGTGTACCAACATATTGACTTCGTATGAGAAGCATTGTGTTGGCTTGGTTTCTTTGATCTTAGTTACATTTGACATTGATTCTCCTATGCTAGGTAACGAACTACAACAATACCAGAACCGCCTGTACCACCATCTCCAGAAGAACCACCTTGACCGCCACCGCCACCGCCACGATTTGCAGTTCCGTTATTTGCAGTACCACTATTCACTCCAGCACCACCACCGCCAGCACCACCAGCACCACTTGTGCCTGAGTTAACACCGCCACCGCCACCGCCAGCATAAGTTATAGATGTACCTGAGATACTTGAGGCAGTTCCTGCACCACCAGCACCACCATTACCACTTGCACCACCATTTGTAGTTGCGGCTGCACCAGCAGCACTTGCACCACCGCCACCGCCACCGCCTCGTTCGTTTGGTGAATCAACTACTGCACCTTGCCCACCTGCGTTACCTTGTCCACTTGGACTTGCAGCACCGCCCGGGTGATTATTGAAGTATGCCCAACCACCACCACCGCCACCTGAACCGCCAGCAGTAGCAGTAGATGTGCCTGAATTTCCTTGCCCACCACCACCTCCGCCAGTAGCAGTTAAACTAAAAGCTGTAGAGTTCGTACCTTGTATTCCACCAACAGTACTTGAACTACTTACTCCACCTGTTCCACCAGCTCCTACAGTAATTGTGTATGAAGTGCCACTAGTAACAGAGGTAGTTCCTGAACGAAGTCCGCCTGCTCCACCACCGCCACCTGCATAGCGTGAACCTCCTCCACCACCACCTGCAACAATTAAGTATTCAGCACTTAAGTTTGCACTAGGAACAAATGATCCGTCAGAGTTAAATGTGTGAATAAAATATCCATCACTAAAACTAATTATTCCACCAGTTGCTTTGGCAAGGGCTGTAATAAAAGTTCCATCAGAAGTAAATGTATGAATTGTATTGCCACCTGATGTGGTTACTGTTCCACCTGTTGCTTTTTGTGTAGTGCCTGAGTAACTAGCAATAACAATTCCTGAGCCACCTGAACCGCCAGAAGTATCTCTACCGCCTCCGCCACCTCCAGCACCACGATTAACAGTTCCAGTACCACCAGCAGTTCCTGGTGAACCACCAGTACTGCCAGTACCACCACCACCTGTTCCACCTGATGCTCCGGGAGAACTTGGAGAACGACTTTGTCCACCACCGCCACCACCGCCACCTGCATAAGTAACCGATGAACCTGAGATGCTTACTGCTACACCATTGCCACCATTGCCAGAATTACCACTTGAGCCATTTGAGCCAACAGCACCAGCACCGCCACCGCCACCTGCTCCATCAATACCAGCACCAGCATTATTACCACCTGCATAACCTTGATTTGCAGTTTCTGATGCTCCATTTCTTGCAGTACCGTCAGCCCTAGCACCACCACCTGAACCACCTGTTGATGCATCAAGGGTGCCTGAAGTTGAACCACCCCTACCGCCACCAGTTGAGGTTATAGTAGAAAAAACAGAATTTACTCCAGCAGCACCGCCAGCTCCACCAGCACCAACAGTAACTGTGTATGTAGTATTCAAAAGCATATTTAATGGTGCCTCTAATGAGCCACCGCCACCAGTTGCGGTTACGGTTGAACGAAGTCCGCCTGCTCCACCACCGCCATTACCGTAAGATGTATTTATTCCATTACCACCACCGCCACCACCTGCAACAACAAGGTAGTCAACAGTTAAACCCGATGGGCCAAAAGTTCTCATACCGCCCAAGCCTCTGGCTGAGCCTCCTGCTATTGTAGTGATAAGTGGCATTTTTAGATCTCCTTATTAGGCAAACTTGGTTTGTGTTTCAAGAACTGTGTATGTTGCTGATGCTGTCTTAATAATTGTAAATGAGTATGCATCGATAGACGATGCGTTACCAGCCGTGATTGCTGCTGGAACCTTTGGGGTTACAGTAGTTCCATCAATCTGGATTGTGCTTGGATAGTATGCAGTAGATCCATTGGTGTTAAGCCACACAAGGGTGATTGTATCTCCTACTGGCAAAGCAGTATTAAGAGATACAGAGCTGCTATATCTAAAGTTAAGTGTGTGGTTGGCTGTTGCGTTAGATGTGTAATACCAGATAGAAGCAGTTGAGACATCAAAGTTAATTGTGCCTGTTGCAGCAGAAGCCACAACATTTATATCTTCTTCTATACCTCTGATAGTTGTATCAGCAAGGGTTCCACCTGCTGCACGAGCTAGAGGGAATCCACCTGCTGTGGATCCATCATGAACTACTACTGTGTCCTTATCAGTATCTACTGTCAATTCGCCCAGTAGTCCTGTAAAGGATGCGTGTTGTGCCGTAGTTCCTCTACGGCGTTGGAATGCGAATGGCATTAGATCGTTCCCCAATCTGCTAAGGATGCCCAAGAAGCGGCTGTTCCATTGTTTGTTAAGAAGTAACCACTAACCCCACCGGAGATCGCTGGGATATAGCTTGCTGCTGCGGTTGCACTATTAGCCGCCGAAGTGGCTGAAGTAGCCGCAGAAGATGCGGATGTTGCTGCACTTGTTGCTGAAGTGCTTGCACTAGATGCAGATGTCGCTGCTGATGTAGCCGATGTTGAGGCTGAACTAGCAGAGGTAGCTGCACTTGTTGCAGAAGTTGCTGCTGATGCAGCGACAGTAGAGATGTTGATATATGTAGTTGATGTTGTATCAGGATCTACAATAGTTCCCATATCACGGACAAGACCTGCACCTGTAACATCTACTAAAGATGAAAAACTAGATGCTGCTGAACTTGCCGATGTAGCAGCAGATGAAGCACTTGTTGCTGCTGAAGTGGCAGATGTTGCAGCCGATGTTGCTGATGTTAAAGCAGAGCTTGCAGAAGTAGATGCACTAGAGGCTGAGGTTGCCGCTGACGAAGCAGAGGTAGCCGCAGATGTAGTTGATCCAAAGAGTGTGTCGATGTAAGTTTTATTGACTGCATCAGTAGATGCTGTAGGTGTAGCAAGATCTGTAACCTTGTTATTACCCATCGACAAGGCACCAGTCATGCTGTCGCCAGCCTTTGATACCTTAGTAGCAATACTGTTGGTAACAGTAGTTGAGAAGCTTGCATCGTCATTGATAGCCGCTGCTAGTTCATTAAGAGTATCTAATGCACCGGGTGCTGCATCTACAAGGTTCGATACCTGAGTATCTACATAAGCCTTAGTAGCAGCATCTGTATTAGCAGATGGAGTTCCAAGACCTGTAATCTTGTAAGTTCCGGCAGCAAGATCAGAACCCAAGGTTCCGCTTGTAATTATCTTAGATGTAAGAGTTGATGCAACCCCATCAAGGGTTACTGTGCCGGTTGCGTTAGGAAGAGTGATTGTTCGATCTGCTGTTGGATCAGTAGCAAGAATTCTTGTTTCATAAGCATCAGCAGTTGCACCTTCAAAGTAGATGCCGTCACCATTGATAGTTGGTGATGTTAAAGTCTTATTGGTAAGAACCTGTGTATCTGTATCACCAACCACATTGCCGGTTATACCGTGGACACCTGCTGTTGTGGGAACAGCAGCAGATCCAATGTGAGCAGAGAACTCATTAAAGTCCTGACCTGATACCACATGGCGAACCGTAGCTCCAGCGGAGTGAGCCACATTAGATGTGCTGTCTTCTCCACGAGTTACAGTAAGGGTGGTTCCACCACCTGATGCAGTTACCTTAACAAGTTCTTCCTTGTTGGTATCTGGATCGATAACCAAGGTGTAAGGGTAGTTGCTTGGGAAACCTGTTACTAGGTCAAGCGTGATTGATAGAACAGTACTATCGATACCGGTTGATAGCGATGCCTGTTTTGCTGTTGAGGCGTAGTATCTTTTCTGGGCCATTAGTTACCTCGTATAGTGGAGTCGGGGTGGATAAAGATCTCGAAGACCAGCAGCTTCTTGCTGTAGTCGTTGCTGGTATAGACCAAGGTAGAATCTTGCAACAGAAGTTCCAGATCCGATTGGCTTGGATTGATCCATCATGTCTGCTTCTACTGACTGACTTGGGATTCTTGCAGCATCTGAACCAACGATAAGTCGAGCAATAGTTCCGTAAACAATTACATCGATAGTAGATGAAGGAAGACCAGTTACTGTCTCATATATGTCATCTTCAGATGACAGGACAGTTGGAGCCTTTGCATAAATAACCTGAACAGTTCTGCCCGGATCAATCATGTCGAAGATATTGATGGTCTTGCCATTGGCAAATACTGTGGTGTTGGCAGTCTTGTCTGTGTCATACCTACGGACATTGAGCCATTCCTTGGTCGAGCCAATGGTCTGCCACTTAACATTGAGGACATAGTCGGCAGTAGCCGGAAGCGAGTAGGCAGTAACGGCTGAGTTAAAGCTAAAGGTGTGTGTGCCTACTCCAAAGAGTTCTGGGTAGACAGCCTGAATTGTGTCGTTTATAGCCTGCTTAACCATGAAGCGTGGGTATTGAGGTGCAATTACCACCTTGGTCTGATTGGCCGCCGTAGAGGCTGTGGTGCCTCTAAAACCCCTACCCCAAGGAGCAAGGTAAACCTGCTTGGTTAGGTTGTCTGTACGATCTACATACATCAGTTCAGAGCCAACCTCGATGATGCCTCGACCCATCTGTGCTGTTTCGTTGACCACGAAATCAGTAGCAGTAGTTGTGGCAATTCCACCCGATTGGTTAATCCAAGTAGCAGTTTCCTGCTGGGCCCCATAACTCTGGATCTGGCCAAGCACTCGTTCTACGAGTCCATTAAATGTTGTTGTCATGAAGACCTTGCTCTCAGGGCTGCGGCAGCAGCCAAATCAGTAGTTCCGCCAAGTTGATTACAGACCCCACGAAGATCTTTCCAGTTAGGTCTAGTGTTTCCGGCTTTAGTATTCAAGGCACCAACAACGCTAAGTCCTGTAGTTCCAGCCCAAGTGTTTGCAGCCTTAGCTGCACCTACATATGACTGAATAGCAGGATAGGTGCCACCATTAGCGAGGCGATTAAGTTCTGCGTGGAGTGTGCTTCCGTTGGTGCCTGTAGCCATTACTTACCCTTCTTCTTCATTACTGCTGCATTGTCTACAAGGTTTGGATACTTGCGACCAGCAGCTTTTGCACGAGCCTTGGCTTGTGTCTTCTGTGCAGGTGTTAGTTTCTTAGACTTCTTCTTTGGGTTCTCTGTATCCCAGAATGCTTTCTTCTTCACCATTTCACCTTATCTGCCCAATAGGCTGCTGACATTTTGCCTTTAGCAATGTTCTTAGCATGACGAGCCTTGAATGATGCTTGCCTTGCTGTTGGCTTCTTATCGCCAGAAACACCCTGTTGTCCAAATCGAATTGTCTTCACCTTGTCGCCAACCTTGGCAACAACTACATGAGACTTCGTTGGATGGCTAGGAGTTTTCTTTGGCTTATTGAAACCAGAGACTCCTGCTGCCTTAAGCCGGGAATCTTTTTTCTGAGGCATTTACTTCTTCTTGCCCATTTTCTTCATAGACTTCATGCCCTTTTTCATTTCCATTTTCTTTTCAGACTTAGATTCCATCTTTTCGCCTGCTTTGTAAGCAGCCTTCTTCGCTGCTGCCTTACCCTTGGCTGTGTATGGAAACTTCTTATCTCCGACCTTTGGCATTTGCTTCTCCCTTTGAGTGATGACTTTGACTTTCCCACCGCTGTTTATATCAAACGAGATGGAAATCTCTATTGCCTTACGAGCTTCATTAGCTGCTGTTCTTGTATTTGTTGGAGATAGTGTGGCTCTGGCTAACGCACCGAGTGCATACGAACTACCGGATCCAACTCCATAAATACCACGATCATCTCTTACCCAAGAAAAGTCATTATCAATTTGATAAATCTTTCCTCGAAGGCAGATCAATGCATCGAAACCTGAACCATCTTTTGGATCATTATCAGCAGTCTTAGGCGATGGGTCATAGCCATAATCTGCATACGCTTGCTTAAGTGATGGCAATAAATCTGTCATCATAAATTTATCTAGGTTCACACCTCGTGGAATCTTAGGAGCATTCCAACTGTGTAGGGCTATATCCCCGGCGATTGCATCGCCAGCAAAGGCAATTACATACTCGCCTTTTTCAACTACCTTATCCATACCGGTAGCAATGAACTTCTGATCTGCACCCACTATCAGGGATTCGGCTGCTATCAATCCCCAGCCCTTGCCTTGAATCCCGATTATGGTTGTCATACTCAGTCCTTAAATGAGTTATTGGTTGAGTCGAATGCCTTACCGGCTATGTTGCTTAGTTCGACTGCACCACGAATATCTTTCATGTTTGTTGTCGCTGGTTCGATACCTTGATCGATTGCAGACTTGTATGCGTTTAGTTCTGCATCCCACTTCTTCTGAGACATTAGGCGAGAACTATTTGCATCACCTGTATTGACCTGTAGACCTGACTGCTTTAGGCAGTCACCCCAGTTTGCATGATCCTGAGTAGGGCATCCAGTTCTGCATCCCATTAAACTATCTCCACTAAAAATCCGTTATGGGCTATGTTGGAATCAGAATCGGCTTGAGCCTGAGTTCTGATTGGAAAGCCTTGTGCTACAAGAATATCCTTTGTTGCTTCGTTTACTATGTGACCTCGCCCACCGAGGAAGACATAATCATAATCTCTTAGTTCATCTTCAGTAACTGCTCGAGATAAAGACAGTTCACCATCGTTGATAAGCACGGCTACCCCTCGCTGGGATACAACTCTACGCCACCACTTATCAGCTAATGGATAGCCTTCCATTACCTGCGGTGGGTAAAATGTGTATGTTGCCATGATTCTCCTTGTTAATAGAGAGGGAGGCAGGTTGCCCTGCCCCCCTCAACTAATGCTCTACTAGAGAGCAGATCCGCCTGTTTCCAAACGAACAACTGCTGCATCACGGAAGATGCCCCAGCCGCCGAAGTACTTCCAGCCGAGTGCTGACTTACGGCGAAGGATGTCGATCTGAGGTGCTACGACTGTTTGCACATCGTAAACATTAGCCTCAAGAAGAGCTTCCTTACCGACTGCAACTGCTGAGTAAACAGTAGCTGAAGATGCACCTGATGTTGTTGAAGGTACACGAGATGTCTGAACAACTTGGAAGCCTTCAAGAACACCAATGGTGCCTGTCAATAGGTTTCCAACATTCTCAGTTGTGTACTTGTGGATGTCCACAAATCCGCCTGAACCAGTCTCGGCACGAAGGTCGAAAGCTTGGCGTGGGTGGATGAACAATGTGTAAAGGTCACCAACACGAGGTTGAGCATTTGACTCAAGAAGTGTTGTCTGTGCCTTACGAAGCATTGTTGTTGAAAGAACATCTGTAGCTGTAAGAGTAGCTGTTGATGTACGGCTTCCACCGTACTTAACTACTGATCCAGATGTTAGTGCTGTAGCAACAAGTTGATCCAAAGTATCAGCAGCGTTGTAAGCGATTGCATCACCGATCATAGTGTCGATAGAAGAGAATGAGGCCATGTTGACCTTCTCTGTCTGCTCAACAGCATTACCGTATTCAGTAACAGTAACTGTTACCTGTGATGGGTTTGCCAATGCAAGAGGTGTCACATCGGATGTTTCTGTTAATGCTGTGGTTGCTGCTGCCAAGTTTGAATAAACTGCAAACTTGAGAGTAGTTCCCGGGTTGGTGAGTGCTACTGGTCGTAGGTCTGCGACTGAACGCATGACAGGAAGTGAGCGGAGTGCAGCTCTTACATATGTGTCATATGCATTGACTACGAGGTTGCCTACACCAGAGATTTGAGTGGTTGCCATTTACGGCACCGCCTTTCTGGGTTAGTACCCAGCTTTACCAAGATCTGCAAATAATTGTTTTAATGCATCAGGCCCCTTTGCGGAAGCCTCATCCATCTGGGCTTGAATCATCTGTTCACGATCAGCACTAATGCCGCTGTCTACAGTTGATTGAGCCTTTTTGTAACTGTCTACAAAACCCTCTGGTATTGCTGAGTTTGTTTGGTTGGTTTGTGACACACCGAATACATCTCCGTATTCTGTGAGCCATGATGACAACGATTCCTCCGTGAGGTCGATGTCCTGTGGAATGAAAGCCGAAATCTTCGGATTCACTCCTCGAGCTGTAAGGACTTCTGAGATAGTTCTCTCTCGTTTTTCTTTACGCAAATTGGAAAGCTCTTCCTGAATTTCCTTCAGTTGCTTTTCTTTTGCCTTATTGGCCTTGCGTAGTTGTCCGAGAACATCGTTCGAATCAAGTTCGAAGTCATCCTCTTCCAGTTCGTAATTGGACATTTGTCCTACTCCCTTTTCATGTTAGTCGCTGGCCACAATGCAATCGGGGAAATGCATTGGCTCCAACTTCCGGGTTTATACTCATCTCAAGTTCCGGCATTTCTAGAGATGGAGTGGGTGTCCGGGTCTCGAACCCGGATGATTGCCAATCACCCTGTTACTTAAACTGTTCTAGTTCTTAGTGCCTTAGATCCAAGACCGCTTGTGCCACCGAATGCTGCTTGGCCAGTTGCCTTGATTCGTGCTGCTTGTGCCTGTGCTTGGACATCTCCACCGAACTCGGCAGCGATTGCTTCCTTGGCTCCGAAGTTCTCACCATAGATAGCGGCAAGGTTTCCAGTTGTCTGGAGTTCTTGCTGAACCTGTGAATACTTCTGGCGTTGTGATCCATAGCCAAGAGATCCTGCACCGTAGGCCTGAGCCATCTGTGCTTGCTCTGCTGTTAGACCTTCAATAAGAGCTGCTGCTGTATTCATATTCTTACCAGCAATCTGCTCAAGGATTCCCTGACCCTTTGTTGGGTCAATCATGTATGCAGTAAGGGCTTCGTCACCAATACCGTATAGATCCTTAAGTTGCTTACGAACATTGGAATCTGTGCCTGTAGTTACAAAGTCACGATATGCCTGAATGATGTTTGCAACATCGACATTGGTGAGGTTGTTCTTTAGGAATGATTGAAAGTCCGTAGTCTGATCGTAGAAGCCTGTTGGCATATTGTATGAAGTCAATACCTTCTGGTATTCATCTTCCATTCCAACGATTGTCTTCTCATCTAGTGCCTTGTATCCAGCATTGAGACGAGCTTCATTGACCTTACCAAAGCGTTCATAGTAAGACTTGGTGTTAATCAACTGAAGGTAGAAACCTTCTGAAGTTGTAGGGATTTCATCGAATGCTTTGCCAAAACGATCTGTGCCTTTGCCAGCAAAGATTGCAGCAATGTCATCTCCAACCTCTTTAATACCCATTTGGGTAAAGCGTTCCCGGATAACATCGAATGCTGACTTACGCTGGGCTGCTACCTGCTCTGCCTT